ATATTCTCGTATCTACCGTCTACAAGTTCCTGTAGTGAGTTTACAGCGTTGGTATTCTTATAGAAGGTGTCATGGTTCCCAACTAACATGTGAAAATTATAATTCTCAAATTGATTGATAAATCGCTCACGAAAATCTTTCGCAATACGATAGGACACATATTTCCTTCTGTCCATCACATCGCCAAGATGGACAACATCGGTTATATCATGTTCTTTTAGGTATGGGAAAAACTGATTTTCGTAAAACTCAAAAAAATATTCATTGAAATTGATATTATCATTTCGAGCTCCAAAATGGGTATCAGTAATTAGAGCAATTTTCAATCGTCAGTCTCCATGAAAACTTCAAGGCCTTTAACTTTAATATTTTCTTTTTTCTTTGGTTTATAAACATCTTCGTTGGGAAGAAGATTATCAATCATAGTTTGATCTATAGTATAAGTCGTAGTATCTCCAGCCATTGTAGTAAATGGGTCTTCAATTCTCCTTTTAATAGATTCATTTCTAACATGAACTTGTTTCTTTTCAGCTGAAATTCTTCTCAAAAAGGCATAGTAGATTATTTGAGTAAAATATGCAAAAGGATTTTTAGATTTTTCTGGATCAAAATTGTGTGCATACTGCAAACAGTTCTGAATACCATCAGATATCATTTCATCTCTATAAGAATAATTAATAAAATTTGGACGATAAGATAGGTGAGTAGCAATCTTTAAAAAACACTCACCAATGTAATTTGTTAAAGGTGGAGAACGTTCTCCTTGTTCTTCAAAATCTTTACACTTTTCTTTCCATTCTTCCATTGCCTCTAAAAATTTCTTATTGTCAACGTAATGTTCACCTTTCTTTTTAGCCATGTGGACTCCTCAATAATTGTGACTTTTAACTTATACATATAATAACCCATAGAGAGTAATTTGTCAATGTCCCTTTTTATTTTAAAGGCACTTGACAAAGGGTCTATAATATCGTATAGTAACTATGCTGAGTCTTCAACAAACAGTAATAGATATTCAATGAATAGTATGTTTTAAGTCAGGATCAGTAACCTCATCTAAAGCTTCTTCAATACTGATTTCATCTAATTCTTCATCAGTGGGGCCAGTATCACCTTCATCTTCATCTTGACCAAATGAAAATGTATTAATACAATGATTATAATAACTGGTAAGACCAACTGAAGCTTCAGCTGACATAACAACTAACGAGGGATTGACATCAATATATTCTCTTTCACTCATTGGATGTACCCAAGGTGAGAGACTCAAGGAATCATGACCAACAGGTCCACGACCAACAATAGACATTTTTAATGGAAGACTAACACTTAATGGTAGTGTAAAATCAAATATTTCAGGGCCGTCATAACCACCAATAATACTTTCACCGTTTGACAATTTGAAAACTCGAACTTTCTCTTCCGGTGTGAATGAACTCATAATAGTTTTACCTTATCTACTTTATAATTAAACTTCTGTTCCTTGTAAATATTTAGACGATCATGAAAGTGTCTTAATGTAAAATTAGGTTTTAGAATGGAGAGATCATCCGATATGTCATAAAGTCGTAAGTGTTTAGTGCCGCCGATTTGCCGCAAACCACGACCAAGGGACTGAAGCACTCTAATTTTGCTTTTCGAGGGGCTTGCGAACACGATGTTGTGAATGTTACGAATATTAATACCAGTGCTGAAAGTCCCATAGCTCGCAACAATGATGGCATCTTTTTCATTTTCTACAATCTCCCTTATTTCTTCTCTGGTGTCAGTAGTAACACCACCATATACAAAGAAAACTTTCCTGTCTTTATATTTATCTTCTATTATATCATAGAGTGGCTTACCATGTTTTTCTACGAACTGGAAAAGAACGAGAGTGTTACCATTGCAATGGCCCATAAGATTGCATAAAAAAGTATTCCTTTCAACCTTAGTGACGATGTATTCCAACTCTTCTTGATATCCAAATCCTTGTACAATTTGTTTGTCCTCTTCCTTATAATCCAAAACAATACATCTTATTTCTAAACTAGCAAGTGTTTTATTGTCCATAAGTTCTTTTGTTGTTACAACGTATTTTGCTTTTCCAAACAGGCCTTCTAATACAAGTCTGTGTGTCTGTGTACCATCTAGTGTCCCTGTTAATCCAAAACGATATTTGCAAGTATCAAGTTTTGTTAGAATACCAGTTAGTGACTTGGCTTTGAATAAATGTGCTTCATCACCAAACACTACACCAAACTGTCTAAAATATTGTCTGGGCATCCTGTGTACAGATTGCCAAGTAGAAATAACAACGTCCTTGGTTACTTTCTTATCATGTCCTTGATATATTTTTTGGCAATATGTTTCAGAACTCCACCCATAATCTTCAAAATCTTTGTACATTTGTTCGACAAGAGAAGTTGTTGGAACTAAAATTAAAGTTTTTAATTCCTTCATATGGTAGTAACGAATAAGACAATAAATTACTAATGACTTACCCGAAGCAGTAGGAGAAATAAGCAGAGAACGATTTGTGGCCATAGCGTGGCCAATGGCATCAATTTGATAATCTCGTACTTGAATTGGTTGGCCATTAAGGGTTGGTCTAAGTCCTTGTACAAATCCCTGCACCACACTTCGGGCCACTGATCGTTCACTTCTAACTCCGGTTTCAAGTTCATAATTCTCGCCATTTTTTTGAAGGTACTCTTCTATATATGGAAGAAGTCCCATATAAATCTCACCTGTGACAATATTGTACAATCTGATTTTTCCGTCCCACATTTTATTTCTGTATGTGGGCATATATTTAAAGCCAGGAACTTCAAAGGTAAAGAAATCATTGAGCTCAGCAGCTACGGATGGTTCAACATTTTGGAGTCGTAAGTATACTTCATTTTTTTTAGATATAAGCATTCTGGAAAGTTCCGTCTTCGCCGTACTCACCTCTCAATAGAACGTTCCAAGAAACACTTAATCTTTCAGATTGCGTTGGAGGAACCCAATGCAACAACCAAGATGGAAAAATTAAACCTGTACCGACAATAGCATCAAATTGCAACATACCAGAATTTTTCCAGTTGGGATTGTTCTTCGGTCTAAGTTGGTGAGCTTGAGTTCTTGGATCAAAAAATTGAATTGGTGATGATCCTTCAGAACTTTCAATATAATAAACTCCAGACCACAAATTGTTTGAGTGATTATGTGGCGGATGTGTCATACCTTTTTCAAGACGATTTCCCCACATACCTGTTATCTCTATTTTCTGATATTCATATTCTAATTTTTTTAGAATATTTATCATTGTATGTTGAATTGTTTCAGCAAGAGGTCTAAATGGTGACATTTGTTGCAAATTATCTTCAGTCTGCATTTCTTCTTTTGCTTTAATATAGGATGTCATGTGTGAGTGTATATCACTTCCTAAATTTGGTTCAAACTTGTAAATCATTGTAGGAAACGCTGCATACTCATCTATTTTTACTTTTACATCAGCCACGATATTACACTCCACCTTTCGCCTTTTGTTACTGGTTTAATCTCATGAGGAAACATGAAGGTAGAAGGGAAAATTATTGCAGAACCAGCTGTGTAATGAATTTCATTACCAGCAACAATAAGTTCTCCTCCTTCATAATCATCATTAGGAAACATAAAAATTGAAACTTGTGGATAACCCCATTTTTCAGCTGTAGTTAGTCGTTCCCACGATGAATTCTCAGGAGAATTATTTGCATCCTTATGTGGTTTATAACGAAGATCACAATGCTCAATCACATAACCACCAGTATCATATCTACCAATACGAAAATCAGTATGATGTGTAACATTAAATGTTTCATGTTCTTTTTTATAAAGATCAGCTACCTTGGAACGTGATTCTTTTAAAGCTTGATATAAGTTATGATATTCATGATGAACATCAAGCCAATCTTCATCGAAGTCCGCTCTAGTTTCACTAGCATTACCGCCAATAAAAGCTGATGCATTTGCGTCTGGTGGCTGATCTGTTCTTGCACGCCAATCCCAATTACTTTCAATGATTTCTTTACACATTGCACTATCAATAATATTTTCATAATAACCAATATAATTTTTTACATCAACCATGATATTACACTCCACCTTTCACCCTTTGTTACCGTTGTTACTTCATGTGGAAACATAAAGTTTGAAGGGAAAATTATTGCAGAACCGGCTTTGGGTTTGTATTTATTTTCTGCAACAATAATTTCTCCCCCTTCATAATTATCATTTAAAAACAAGAGAACCGAGACTTGGGGGTATCCATATTTTTGACCATGAGAATGGTGTATGTTGTCAATATGTGAGGACATAAAACCATTAACACCATACTTGTTAATACGAAAGTCAGTATGATGGATGCAAGCAAAGTGTTCATGTTCTTCTCCATAAAATCTCATAGACTTTAATACGGCATCTTTCAAAACTGGATAAGGTCTGTTTTCTTCTCTAACCCAAACCTCATCCATTCTAACTCGTTCTTCGCTATTGTGGTTTTGTCCTTTATGACTAGAATATGTTGATGGATTCCAGTCCCAAGGATAATTATAAATACCTTCTATTTGACTACCAGAAATAACATCATCATAATAACCAATCCACTTTCTCATCAAAAACC